AAAAACCCCATTCGGAGGTGCGAGAAATCGCTCAAGCGCGTCGCTGGGGAAGTTGGCGCCCGGGAATTTTCACGTCCCCCCCCGCATCCCCGTCCCCCCAGCGCGTGGCTGGCTGAGACGCTTTATGGGCTGAGTTCTCGCGAGGGTAAGCCGCGCAAGGCGCGAAGCGCTCCTCGTGCTGGTAAATCTACCAGCACGAGGAGCGCGGGACGGCGCGACGGGCCCGACCGAAGGCGCAGACACGTCAGGGCAAGGCGAAGGCGTCAACTCGTGCTACTAAATTTAGTAGCACGACTTGCGCGAACGCGCGCGACGTAGACCTGCTGCGACGCCTGTACGGCGACGAGGCGAGCTATCAGAAGGCTCGGAACGCGGGCCGACCGGGCGACTCCGCGAGCCCTGCTGCGCGCCACGCCACCATGTAGTTAGCTAAGAGCGCCGACCCGTCGCTAGAGAATCTGATCGTCCGGTACGGGCATCATTAAAAATTCAATCATCGAACGCTCGTGCTGAGTCCACCGTGACGGCAACAACGAATGGATGGACGGATCATAAATTGCGAAACGTCGCGCGTGACCGCGCATGCGCGTCCGGACCAGAGCCAGTGCTTGCTGCGGCGAAGAGGCTGGTACATCCACGGACGACCAGTGATCGTTGCGCGGCCAACGAAACACGACCTTGATGGTTGACCGCGTGCTCATCGCCGAACCCGTGCCGGCCGAGACCGTTTCGGCAGGTGCACCTCATAGCGTTCGCGTCGATCAATCGCGCAATCACCGCTGCCGTTCACCATACAATCCTTGACCCACACCCGCCGCCCGTCGTCGAGTCTGCGAATGTGCCCACGGCGCAAGTGCGTGATGGGCGAGGCGTGCGTACCGCGAGTCCTGGCCGCATCGCGCGCCGCTGCATACGCGGCGAAATCGATGTGTGTCACGGTCGGGATACGCGGCTTGCCCTTGCGCACACGCTGCTCGTTGATGAGGCGTGGCGCGCGCGACACGGTGCGCTTGACCCCAGCGGTGGCGAGCGCCAGCGCACAGTCGAGAAACACTCCCGTCGCGTAGCGACGTAGGTGGAACACGATATTCTCATCGGCATAGCCCGCGAACCTTATCCCTAAGTCCTCATATGCCGCGCGCGAAGGCAATGCATTCACTCCGATTTCCTCAGGGCGCGCTTGCTGAAACCAGAAGATGGTGGTCCCAATCAATGCGAACACGCTGCGATCCCTCTCCGTCGCTAAATAGGTCACCATGCGATACGCCTTCGAACACGGCACCGCTTCAAAGCCGTCCATCAGGCCGGCGGGCAATCGATCAATGACGTGCAGCCGTGACGGCTGTCCTGCGATGCAATAGATAGTCGTGGCGTACGGCGAGTCGATAAAGCCACCGTGGAACAGTTCGATGGCGTAGCCGAATTCTTTCGCCTCGTACGGAAATGCGGCGACCCCAAAATCGAACACCTGCGCTTCGCGAATGCGCGCTGAGAAGTCCGGGTCCACTTTGCGAAAGTGCGCGGCGACAGCATCGGGCAGCGGGTACTTGCCGTGAGCGCGCAGCCCGCAAACGTCCGGCATCGCCAGATACGGATACCAGCATTGATGAATGTCATTCAACGGCGAAGTGGGATTGTCAAGGTCGTAGGGGTCGTCTCGGGCCTCGGTGTTCATGACTGACCTCGCAGCCCGTCTCAAGTTGTTAGGCCACGCGTGTTCCCCTGACGACGGGGCGGGCGGTGGCGAGCAGTGCGCGGCAGATGCTTCGCTTCACTGAAGAGTTGGTGATCTTGCGCGCGGGGGAACAGTGCGCGCGCGGCAGCGATGGCATCGCTGGGCGATGCAGCCGGCAGCGTGATGCGCAACCAGTCGGATGAAGCGGCGCGGCGGAACGCGACCGTGAAGGATCGCGACGCGGGCGTAGAATCGGGAGTAGCCATCAGCGCACCTCGAATGCGATTGCTGGTCAGGGCGGCATGCAGCGTTGGATGCGCTGCACGTCGCCCGAATCTACCGAGAACACGCTGGCCGGGGAAGCGCCGTCTATCTGCGGCTCAATGCATACGGTATGCAGCACGGTCTAGCGCGATTGGTATTGCTGAGCACGACATACCAATCGCGCTAGACTGGTTAGGACAAATTGTCCTAGCAAGGTGCTCTGTTCCATGTGGAACCGCTCGCGCACCTACCATCCTTGCTCGCGCACGCGACGGATGAAGCGCGGTGGACGATGGTCCCGCCATTCCACGTCCGCGAAAAAGCGATTGTCCTGGGGCGCGGTGGTCGCACCGAAATGCGCGTTCCATTCTTCGGTGAGCGCGAACTCGCCGAGGTGCGCGCGGGTGCGGTCGTAAAACAGCATCCGTGGCGTGTCCTCGGTCGTCGCGAGCGAGCGTTGGCATTTGACGATCATGGCGGTGCGTTCCTCATCAGTGCGTCACCACCGGCCGCGTCGCGCGCGCTTGGATCAGCAGCCCCGTGAGCGCGTTCATGACGCCTTCAAAACTCAAGGCCGGTCCGCGCCGCACTCGCGTCATCTCCTGCTCCATGCGAGCGAAGGCGGCGACACTGATTCCGGGGGCGATGAGGCGGCAGGCGTGCCACGCGTCCACGATCAGGAAATAGGCGGTCTGGGACGACGGCTCGTGACACGCGTACAGCGCGCTCGCCTCGGGGTCCGCCAGCACCGCGCGCAACTGCACCCGGCCCGGGAGGTCTGCGAGCAATCGCTCGATGCCGACCGCATCGGCCCGTTCGGCCATTTCGAAGTGCGCCGGTCGCACGAATTCCATCCGGGATTGGTCAGTCACGTCGGGTCTCCTTTCGTGTGTGTGGGGAAAAGGTTCCCCCGTGGTGGCAAAGGGTCCAAAGGGTCCAAAGGGTCGCTGAGTTGGGGCTTTGGACCCTTTGGACCCTTTGCCACCACGGGGCTTGGGGTTTACACACGCTGGCGATAGCGCTCGGCATCGGGTCGAACCAGGATCAACTTGCGCGGTCGTCCGCCGCTGGTGTTGTCTGTGGCTTGCCGGATCAACGCGCGGGATTCCAGCTCCTTGAGCGCCGCGTTCAATCGTTCCTCATCGCGCGCCACGGCGCCCCGGCACACCCGGTGCAGTTGTCGCCCGGTAAGTGTTTCGCCTGCGTGCGGGACAAACCTCCGCCACAACGTCCACGCATCTCCCGTGGCCGGCAGCAAAAACTCATTGATCGCGATCCGCGCACTGATCAAGTAGTGCTCCGCCAGCGCGACCGCCGAGCGCATCGTCTCGGCGCTCACCGGGCAGGTCCAGAACATCGGTTCCGTGAGCGCGTGCAACACGCCCGCGATCCGCAGGGCTTGCTCAGATGCTTTGCTGCCGAAGTCGCGGAATTCATCGTTGTCCCCGAGATGCCCCATGCTCGTCTCGATACGCATGAACGATTCGCGCCACAGCGCGCGCGCCTCACGGCTCAGGGCAATCGGTTGCGGCGCAAGGCGCGTGTTCTCGTCGGTCGGCATCGGGCGCCCGAGCAGTTCGATGACACGCGCCTGGAACGCGGCGAGCGCGGGCATCGGACCAGCCTCACGCAGCTCGCGCGTACCGATGCGCGAGACGGGGTGGCACGTCATGAATCGCGCCAAAAAACCAGACAGTCTAGCGACCGCGCCCTCGCGGGCAACTTGCTGGCGCAGCACTTCCGGTTGCAGCATGAGTGACGCCACCACACGCACGCGTTCGGCATCGACGACGTAGCTGGCGGTCGTGGCGCGTTCAACGTGCGTGGCGTCGCGCGCATCCCAGAGCTTGCTCAACATCGCGATCATGCCGCCGAAGCGTTCATCGCTCGCGCCGATGCCGCCTAGGACCGCGAGCGCCTCGCTATCGACGATGCCGCGTATCGGATGGCCGAGCGCCAAGCTCTTGTTCAAACCCTCGCGCGTGAAGTCATTCGTGAAGAGGCTGAACGGCCACGGCTCGGGCGGCTCGGCGCGCTCCAACTCTTGCATGTCGGCAAGCGCGCGTCGTTGCTGCTCGCGCAAGGTGGTGCGTTCCTCTTCGCCGCTCGCTTCGGCGAGTTTCCCCTTGGTGCGCGCGAGCAGCCGGCGCAACGCCTCGCGTTCGCCGATCCAGGTGGCGCGGCGCGACTGCGCTTCGCGAAAAAACGGCGCCTGCCGGTCGGCCTCTTCGCGCGCAAAGGCGCGCACGGGGGAGAATACGCGGGTATCGACGGAGGTCTTGCGCTCGCCCGATTGCGCGATGGCGAGCAAAAACAAGTTTGTGGGCACGAGATCGTTCGCGCCGCGAATGACATTGAGGTGTGCACAGGCGCCGAGACTTGCCGCCGCGAGCACGGAATTGGCGACGAGCGCGACCGGGCACTGGATGTATTCGACGACTTCCGCCGTAGCTTCGCGCAACAACGGCGGCAGCGCATCGAGCGGGAACGCGGGCTCGGTTGGCAGATCGGTGAACGGCTCTGGCTGCGGCCAGTCGGTGTTGTTAGGCGCAGATGACGCGTCCGCGTGCTGCTCGCGCGACTTGAACTTGAGGCCGAACTTCTCGAAACGGTCCACCGCGATGAGTGCCGCTTCACGGCGCAGCTCCACGTAGTGCGCGGCATTCGTCTGTCGATCCGGCGACTGCTCTAACAAGCCATGCAGCTCACGCAAAATCTCATCCGCGCATCTGCCCTCGCGCGCCCACTTCCACGCGAGGTGCAGCATGGCGTTGCGCCGATTCGCCCCGGCCGCGAACGCGGCGCGCGCTTCCGTATCCGTCATGAACCCCGGGCCCTCATCGGCGCCGGGCCCTGCCGTCTTGGCTTTGAGCTGACAGGCAAGCGGCTCGAACTCCGGGGCGAGATCAAGCGGGCGTCCGTCAATGATGGCGCCGCGATACTCCACACCTCTCACGCTTCCGACAAAAAAACCTTGCGCGGATCGCCACGATTCGGGCGCCAGCACGCCTTCGAGAATGCGATTCACCCGACCGACGAAGCCGGCCCTCTCACCGGGCGAGTGCCATTCCGACAGCGGCAAGATCACATGCCAGCGTTCATCCTCGCCGGGCTTGTGGCTCGCCGTGGTGTGAATCACGCAGCGCACGTTGGCGGCCCGCAAGCGCGCGACCGCCTGCTCGAACGAGCAGAGCTTGGCGTCGTGATCGCCTTCGATGAGGTGCAGCGTCAGAAGATTCCCCTGCGTCTTGAACGAGCCTTCCTCGCTTGGGCTTTCGCCGTACAGGCAGCCGCTGATGAGCGGGCAGGCTTTCTTGTGTAGATAGGTCGCCTTGGGCGTGGCGAGGCCGCGCGCGAATTCGAGCCACGAGACATTGACGCGTTCGTGCTTGCGCGCACAGCCGACATCCTGAAACAACGTGTAGGAGATCACCTGATCGCCGAGCGCATCGGCGCCTTGCGCGAAATACTCGACGTGCGGCGCGTTCTGTGATTGCATGCTCATCGCTCGCTCCCTTGAAAAGAACAAGGCCGGCTGTCCACGGTTCAGGTGGCAGCCGGCCACATAAAGTAGATAGCTAGAAGGGAATCGGATCATTAAAATCCGCATCGCGCGCAGGCGGCGAATTGTTAGCTGATGGCGTCGCAGCCGAATTGCCGGCCGGGGGCGGATCGACCAATGCACTCGTGCGCTGTTGCGGTTGATTCGCGAACGGATCGCCGACGCGATCCTGCGCGGGCTGCGGCGGGATCGACACGCGCAGCGCTGGGCCCATGTTGGTCTGATACGTGTCGATCATGATGCGCTTGCCTAACAAGTTAGCCAGCTTGTCGCCGAACGCGTCGGCCAGAATTTTCGAATTCGTCGGCGAGCACACCAGGTCTTTGCCGGTCTCTTGAAAAGAGAGCACCAGCTTTTTCTGCTTGGGCTCATTCGGCCCGGCGCCGAACTTGGAGAAGCTCTCCACGCGCGGATCGCAGATGGTCAACGGGTACTGGCGTCCTGGCGGCACGTCGGCGACGCGCAAGTTGTTAGCAAACGTTTCAGAAAAGCTCTCGGACATGACGGATCTCCTTCGGGTGATGGCAAGCGAGTTCTAAAAGGGCGCGGGGCTGCCCGGCGCGCTCCAGTCATCGGCATCGAGATCGCGCGACACATCGGGCGCGATGCGGTGGAAGGCGTGCGCGAAGCGCCGGCCGTGTTGCTCGATGTCGAGCAGCAGCTCGGTCAGCTCGGTCGAACCCTCAGGCGCCGAGTCGAGCGCCAACGCCACGCTGTCGAGCGCGTCGGCGAAGGTGCGCGCGCTGCGGGAGGCATCGCGCAATAGTTGGGCGAGGTCGGGCGGGTTCATGCGCGCTCCTTGCGGACGGGCTTCACGTAGAGGCGCAACAAGTCGAGTTCGATGAGCTGTGCGACTTCGCGTGCGTCGTACCGCAGGCGCGCAAAGCCACCGCGCCGCGCGTGCATCACGATCACGGCTCCGTCCGCCTCGACCGCGTCGATGCTCACCTGCTTGCAGCCGAGCCACACCTTGTCACCGGCGCGGGGCGTGTAGGGGTTCACGGCCGCGCCTCGATAGGATTGGGGGTGGCGATGCGTGCGCGGGACGGGCGCAACGCGGGCAGGCCCAGCACCCCGACGCGCGGCAGATCGTCGCTCGTGCGCGAGGGCAGACAGCCCCGGCGCGCCGATTGACGCGTGCACCAGAAGCCGCGCACGTTCTGGTGCAGGCCGTAGGCAAGCATTTGAGCAACGTTGCGGCAGCGACGGTCGAACGGCGCGAAGGTGCCGCGTCGGTGCTGATCGAATGCGGCGGTGGAGCTGAACAGCGCGCCGCAGGTCGGGCACCTGCATTGATTTCCGCGCAGTCGCGGCGTCGATGAGTGGCGCGGAAATGTTGCGGGTGATACGGTCGTGGCTGTGCTCATCGGATTTGTGCTCCGTTGTGTGCGTGAAAGTGGGGCCCCGCGTTGATTGCGATCAGCGCGGGGCTTTTCATTTGGGAGGGGGTTAGGCGGCGGCGCCGGCCGAGCGACGGACGCGAACTGCGCCGGGAGTCACGCGGCGCTGCGCGATCCAATCGAGCACTTCAGCGCGTGAATACCGCACGTTGCGATAGGAAATTTTGAAGTAGGGCGGCCCTTCGCCCTTTTGCCGCAGAGACGCCAGCGTCCCGCGCGCGATCCCGGCCAACTCGGCAGTCTCTTCTGGCCCGATGAGGTCGTCGGGATCAAGTCGCATGGCTTCGTCAGGACGATGCTTACGCGTGTTCATTCGCGAATCTCCGTCATTAGGCGTTGATGACGGAATGAAGCTAGCCGAAACGATTACGGGGCCATCAAGTCGATTTGATGACCCCGTATCAATGCAAGTCGAGGATTGACACGCGCGCGGAATCCGCCGCGAGCAGAAGTTAGTTTTTCAGGCGTCGGCGCGCCGCTTCGTTCTCGGTTTCGATCCAGCGTTGTGCGGCCTCGTCACGCTCGGCACGACGCGCATTTAACTGAGCTGCGCGTTCGCTCGGGTCTTTCGGCCAGGTACGCAGCAGCCGCTTGATAGTGGAATCGCTCGGCATGCCAACTGTATCGATGCCAACGTCGCGACGCGCCTGCCGATTCAGTCTCTTGAGCCAACGGCGCATCGGCGCGAGCGTCGGCTTGACGCCATCTAACAATCCCCATTCCACGCGCTGCTCCCACATCGGCTTGCGCAGCAGATTCGCCTCCGCCTTCGGCAGCGGGGGCGAGCAGAGCTTGAGCAAGTGTGCCGCGTTCACGTACAGCGTCGCGTTGTCCAACGGGGTGGGTGATGTCCGCGCGAAGTGCATGAGCCAACCCAGAATCGAATGGACGTCAGCCAACGTTTCGATGCTGATGGATCGTTTCTTGTTGTCGCGCTTCATACGCACCGCGCCCGCGCGAGAATGGCGCGCTCGATTTTCAGCATGGCCTCACGGCGCTTCTTGGCCGCCGCGATTTTATAGCCGTCGGTTACATCGCCGAGCGAGTGATTAACCAGCGCCTTCTGCACGGCAGTCGCGATCCCAAGCTCATCCGCAGTGGTGAGAAACACGCGCCGTAAGTCATGCGGCGACCATTGAATTTTCGTCCTCTCGCGGTGCCGGCGGATGACGTTGCCAGGGTGCTCGAACCGCGAGCCATCGTCGTGGCTGAACACGTATTCGCGGCCCTTGCCTTGATACTCCTGCAAGTCGCGCAGCAGTTTCACGAGGTGCGGGCCAATCGGCAGCGCATGCGCGCGGCCTGCCTTCGTAATCTCGGGCGGCAATGTGACGAGCTTCTTGCGCAGGTCCACGTGAGCCCATTTCAAGTTCAACCATTCCATGCGCCTGCAGCCCGTCAGCGCAAGACCCAGGAAGTACGCGCGCCATTCGGGTTTCAATTTCTCCATCGCGTGCCACCAGCGCGGGAAATCTTTCTCTGCCACGACACGTTCGCGCCGCTTCGCGCGCGGCCAAAGTCGCTGCGCGCGCAGCACGACGGTTGGGGCGGCGGGCGCGTGCTCGTCAATCGCAGCGGCGTAGTTCCACACCATGCGAAAGAATCGAAACGTTTGCGACGCGGCGGTGGGCCCGCGTTCGCGCATGACCTGCTGGAACAGCTCGCTCACGTCAGCGCGAGAGATTGAGAAGAGGGGTTTATTCGCCCACGGGGCGAGCCGCGCGAACGCCTCGCCGTATCGTCGCAGGGTCGTCGCCCGCAGCGGCTTGTCGGAGCCGGCGCGCGCCGTACGCAGCGCCTCCCACGCCTGCGTCAACGTTTGATCGCCGTGACTCGGGCGCTCATGAATATCCTCGCCCGTGCGCGCGAGCCCGATCAGGCGGCGCGCCTCGGATTGCGCGTGCTGGAACGTGACGGACCCGACTTTGCCGAGTGCGCGGCGTTGTGCCTTGCCGCCCCGCACGCGTGTCTCGACGAAGTACGCGCGGGCGTTGTTCGGGCGCACACGGATGCCGAACCCAATGATCGTGTCGCAGCGATAGAACGCCTCGCCCGTTGCGGGGGCGGGGAACTTGTGCACGAGTTCGGCCGTGAATCGATGTCGACGACCTACCGCTTTCGCGAGTTGGGTCGAGCGACCTACCGCTTGCGTCGATTTTTGTAGACGCCTTGTAGACACGTCGTGGGTCGGAAAGGGCAAAACCTTGGATTCGATAGAATTCTTAGGCATGACGTAACTCATTGATGTTGAAAGGGAAAGCATCACTCTACTAGTTACGCCAAATTGTACTATGAAACAGCTTTAGAAGACTCCTAAGCGGTAGGTCACAGGTTCAACTCCTGTCGGGGGCGCCAGTCGGAAAACTCTATAAAAATAGAGGTTTCGTGAGATTTTCGCGTCGAAATCCTGCTCGCGAAAAATGCTCAAAATGTGATTTGTAGACACCTTGTAGACACGTCCCCCGACCGGCGACGCCAAAACGCGTTTTGGCGTGCCCTGACGCGACCCCTGAGATCGTTCCCCTGATCTCTCCCCCCCGCGATCTCGTCTCCTACGCGACCCCATCACGCCTCAGCACGCGTCCCGCGCGCATTCCGAACGTGCGTGATCCGGCGCATGATCGCGACCGCATGGCGCCTCGACTCCTCGGAGACTTCGCATGAACTTGTCCACCTCGCGCGAGACGTGCGCGCTCGATGACGCCGAAGCCTTGGACGCGCTGCTCGCGCCGATCCCCGGCGCGTTCGTGGTGCGCGCGCATCTGACGAGCGCGCCGCGCGGCGCGAAGCAAACCGCCCGCTACGATCCCTCGCGCGCGACGTTGCACCACGTCGCGACGGACGGAAAGCGCGTGGTCCGTCTTTCCATCGCGGGCATCCCGCAGCAACGCGTCGCGGGCGCGATTCTCACGGTCGCCGAGGTGCTTTCCCTGAGCGCGAAGGCGTGCGGCCTGAAGTTGGAGAAGTTGTTGGTGCTGCCCGTCGTGGCGCGGACGCCCGCTGACGCGCCGCCCCCGCACCCCGAGGTGCGCGCGGGCGGGCGGATCGTGCCGGCCGCCCGCGTGCCTGTGCACTGACGCCGCGAGCCCTCGTCAGGCGTCTCCGTTTTGCCGCCGCGCGGCGTCGCGGGCGCGCTGGATTTGAAGTTCATTCATGGCGAATCCTCACGAGTGCAGCGTGAAGCCAATGTTCGCCGAGGCCACAACGGCGCCCGTCACGTTGTATTGAATCTCGACGAAAATGCCCGAGTAATCGAAGCCGCCAGACGTGATGGACCACTGCTGCGTGACATTCAAGGGTAGCCAGACGTTCAAGGGCGAGCCGGCCGGCGCCGTGCCTGCGGTCGGAAGCGCGCGCACCGAATACGCGCCGAAATTTTCCTTCGGGCTAATCCAATCGCCGCGATCCACGACAGCCGACGTGCCGTCATTGCCTTCAACGTTGCCGGTGTTGGTTAGTCGATAGATCGCGCTCGCCGAGCCCGAATCGAAATTGATCACCGACAGGTTGCTCAAGGTGATCGTTTGAGGTGGCTCGGGCGGCGTCAGCGGCGGCGGCGTGATTCCCTCGACAGGCGGCGGCCCGGGCAACGGCGCGGAATCCCCGGCGTATACCTTCGTGGAATAGTTGACGGCGGAAATCTGCACATATGGGCCGTTGAGCGTGGTCGCCGTGATGAGCCACGGACGCACGTTCGATGCCGAATCGCGAAAGAAAGCGAACAGCGTGCCGCGCACGGTGGAGCGGCCCTGAATCTGCACGGATGGCGCGCGCTGCAATTGCACTTGGTCAGGAATGCCGGCGACATCGATGCACGGCACCTGATCGATGGCGATGCCCTGCACGTCGCGCAGCAGGATCGAATACGTCTCGCCGGGCAAGAACAGCACGTTGCGATCCAGCGTGAGGATGTTGTCCGCCACGACCACGACTTCGCCCGCCGTCTCAGCAAGGTTCGCCGTGTCATCAGTGAAGTTCGCCACGTCGCCCGGCCGGCAGATGCGCCCGTCCTCGGTGACGTTGCAGGACAGGCGCTCGCGTCGATACTTCAAGACATTCCACTCAAACAGCGCGCGCCGATACGCCATCGCCCAATTGGCCTGAATGGCACTGATGCGCAGCGGGTTGAACGCGGCGGACAGCTCGGGATATTTGAAGTCGCGCTGTTTCCAGGCGTAGGAGGAATCAACCCAGGTGACAATCACGCAGTCATTGTCGGCATCCCCCGTCATGCGGATGCTTACGGTCTCGCCGGCCGGGTCCTTGGTGCGCGGATTGAATAGCGCAATGGTGTTGGTGTTCGCCTGATCGCGCGTGACGTAGAGCCGCCGTCCGCTGCGCGAGACGAGGCAACGCACGATGTCGGCGACTTGCGCGAGTTCGGAATCGATGTCCTGCATTTGATCGAGGGTGAAGCTGATCATCCCTTGCTGACCCTCGTCGAGCGAATCCAGTTGGGCCTGGATGGCATAGATTCCGTCGAGGTCGAGTTCGGCGTCGGTGCGGTTCGCGCCGTCCGTGGCCTTGCAGCGCGCGACGAAGTTGTCCGCCCAGCGTGTAGTCGGCGCGGGCGGGGTCCACCCCGAGCCGTCCCAGCTCGGCAGGATGCGCGTCGCGATGACGTTGAGCGCCATGTTGCCGACAGCACTGGTGCCACGGCTATTGCTCATCGTGAAGGCCATCACGGTCGACGTCGGGTAGGTCTGCCCAACCAATTGCCGCACGCCCGCGAGTCGCGCCCAGCGCGTCTCTTGCACGTAATTCTTGCTGGCCGTGTCGACGAAAAACGGCGTGGTGCGCGTCATGCGCACTTCAATGATGCCGGAGCCGGGCGGCAGGCCGAGCGTCGCCACGCTGATGCGGCGAGTGAAGCGCATCGGCGAGGACGTGGCGTAGAAAAAATGCACCAGAATGCTGGCCTGCGCGTCGATCACGCCTGCGCGGCGAAATTCGGCCTTCACTTCGATGTCCAGCGGGCGGCGCGAACCTTGATCGTAGAAGGCGAGCCCCTGCGGGAAAGCGATGTCGATCCATATCTCTTCGGGGTCCGCCATCGGCGCCGCATACCAGTTCGTCGGCGAGTTGTTCAAACCCTCGGGCGGCGGCGGCGCGGTGCCGCCGCTGGGGCTCGCTTCATCGAAGGAATGAAAATTCGACTGGATGCCCGAGATCGTTGGGAACGACTGCGAATTCCCGTAGAGGTCTTGCATCGTGATGCCCCAGAAGGCAGCACGACCGCCGAGAGGCCACGCGGTCTGCGAAATGCGTCCGCGCCAGCGCTGCCCGTTGTTCGTGAGCAATTCCAGCAACTGCCCCACCTTTGGAATCAAGTCCGCGCCCGGCCAGCCGTACGCGAATTGAACCTGCTTTTCGTCGCCGCCCGGCGTGGTCCATGCGAACGGGCCGCCGTTGCCGTAGTAGATTTTTCGCTGGAATTGCAGCGCTTCAGTCGCCTGCGCAAAAAAAGGATTGGCGCCCAGCTCGTCGACCACGGGGCCGTCGAGCAGATACACGAAAGGCGGCGTGACTTGAGACGCGTGCGGCACTCCATCGACCCAGAACACCGCGTTATTGAAAAACGTGCCGGTGATCGTGATGGGCGCGCCGGGCGCAATGGGAAGGATTTCCTCCGTGGTCATCGTCTTGGGGCCGGCTGCGAAGTCCACTTCCCCGGCGATAGGCACGGCGCCTGTCTCGCCAGAGATCAGCGACACGTCGAGAACTTCGCGCGACGACTTGACCACGAAAAACGGCGGCACTTCCTCGCCGGGCAGGTACACGTCCAGGTCGGCGCCCTGAATGCTGGTGATGGGCGTCTCGCCGAGCTTCACATCCTGCACTTGGTAGCCACCGACGCCTAACACGAACATTTGCCCGATGGTCTGATTGCTTTCGTTGTAAACATCGACCGGATGGCACAGCAAGTCCGGGAACGCGCGCACGCGTCCCATGATGTCGGGCACGCGCGCGCCGGGGCGCAGCGTGTTGCTCTGACCGGCAATCTGATTGTTAGGCGAGATCAGGTCAGGGTCGGACGGCCGGATACGCGGCGGTTTGGGCGCGAAAACTTGCGTGGCGAGCGCGAGGAATAGCTGGATCGCAAACGCCTGACCGAGCGGCTCGCGCACGATGACATACGTTTCATCGCGCAGCACCATCACATGCGGCAGGTCCACGGCGGCGAGTTTGTTGTGCTCGCAGACCTCCCCACGATAGACGCGCCACGCGCCCGTAAGCCCGCGCGGCCACAGACGCATCAGCGCGGCGGCGAGCGTCTCGCCGGCCCGCAGATCGAACTGCTGACGCGCGCACGTGAACGGGTCGCTGACGACGATCACTCGCGCGTCTGCATCGGACACGACGGCAAGGGCGTTCACTGTAGTCCGTCGCGCCGTTTCGGATCATGTGGCGCCGAACGCGGCGCGGCAGCGAACGCGCCGAAACGAGTGAACGCGCGCGAGAGCATCGCGAGTTCGGTCTCGTCGAGATCGTCGAAGTGCTCGTCCAGAAACGCGAGCGCTGCGCGAAGCTCGGCGATCAGGCGATGGCGCGCGGCCTTGTCATCGGGCGCACTCATCGGCAATGTCGCGCGACGAGGTCGGCGAAGTTTTCGATACGCGACACTCCCCGGATGCCCCCACGCGACGGCGCCAGCGCGTCGAGCGCGCGGACGGCGACTTGCAGGCGAAGAGTGGTCGCGCCTTGCGGGACGGGATGCGTGCCGGCCAGCCAGTCCTTCGCCGCGCTGATGCACGTGCCCCCGATGGCGGCAATCAGCGGCGGCGCGAGACCGTGCGCGTGCAGCCGGCGCGCGGCCTGGAGGCCGTTCATCGGACTACGCGCAGACGCGGCGGAACGCGCGGGGCAGACTCCAGCGCCGCGAGCCGTTCGGTGCAGCGCTTCACCAGTTGCGCGTACAGTTCGGCGCGGCACTCGGTCGCGCTCAAACCACAGCCGTCATCGCAAGGCTCGTCGAGCACGGGCGGCGACGCGGGCATGACAGTCGAACGAGCGGCGTTCTTGAACGGTGGCATAGCGGGCCTCCCGATGGCGAGACGTTCATGATTGATGGCCCTGCGGGCGCGGCGGGGGTTCGTCGAGGTCGGTGCGTTCATCACGAGCGTATTGGAGGAGCAGTTCGCATTCTTTGCGCACCATGCCGGGCAGTGTGGCCCTAACTACCGCGATCACGGCATCGGCGACGAGCATGACATCGCGCTCGCGGTCGTTGGGATCGCGCGGTGTCACTGGATCACCGGCAGCTTGAGCGCGGCGATCCGCGCGCGAAGCTGGGCATGCTTCGCCGAGAGGACGCGCGCACCCGGCGCGGTGGAGCCCGCCTTCAGACGCGCGATTTTCTCGCGCCGCGCGCGGCGTTCGGCATGGCCCCGCACGTAATCGTCGAACGCGTGCTGCGCGTGCGCGGCGCGCTTCGCGGCGCCGGCACGCCACAGCTTCTCGCCCTCGACGGTACCGGCACGGGCGGCCACGTCCTTCGCGATGGCGAGACACAGACGCTCGCGGACGGCGCTGAGCACGGCTTCGGCCGCGAATTTCAACGCGGGCGGAAGGGGTGGCAGCGTCGCGGCGGAATCGGCGACGGCGACGACGGCGGGCGGATCGGGCGAAAATTCTGCCGCGACCGCCATCGCGCGCAGCACGGGCAGGCGCGCATTCAGCAGGTCGCAGACCGCATCGATCAGCGAATCGCCATATTTCGCTTCGCCGCGCGTCATGGCGCAGGACTCGGCTTGTTAGGGGCCGCTTTTTGAGGCAGCGGGTTCGCGCGCCGAACGCACCGTTGCGGCCGGTTGCGACGGGGACGGACGGACGGCTCGGGCATGGCGCAGCTCCTGCGAGTTGCGCGGGACCGGGAAAACCGTCGCCCGCGTGATGCGTGCGGGGGGAAATTACGCCCCGCTGTTTGCGGGATCAAGAAAAATCGGCGATGGCCGGGGCGAATTTCAGCGCACGGCAAAATCCCGAGTGGCGACCGGGACTTGGAGTTTCCGCGCATCCCGGGTAACGACAGCCTTGTGAGACTGGCGGACACATTCAGAGACCGAGCCTAACAACCATCACGTGCTATCCGCGCGATCCGGTTGCCACGACTCTAACTAGTGCGACTAACATCCATGCGACCCGACGGCGCCCCCGGTGGGGCCGCCCATGGGCCCGTCCGGGGCCGGCCGCCCGCGCAAGGCGGGGGCCGGGTGAAAAACCCCATTCGGAGGTGCGAGAAATCGCT